CAGACGCAATGACTTATCGTACGGCATTAAGAAATCTTCCTTCTACTATTACAATGGCAATCATTGATAGCGTAGAAGACACTCCCTGGCCTACAGTCCCCAGTTTCCTAGCATAATGGACCTACTAGCCATATTAGCGGAACTCGGAACTACTGTAACCGCAGGGCTAGTTATGGGATACTTTATATTTCTCGTTATTAAGCAACTACTGGAGGGAGTAGTAGAAAAGATTAAAACACTTACTATATTTTGTAAAGGTCTAGAAAGTCGCGCACGAACTATGAGCAATGAGATGATAAAGATAGATCTTTTAGTTTCAGCAGCACTTGAGCTTCGCCCCGATATAGAAAGAGTAGCACGCGCAGAAAATTTTATTGAAGATGGAAAAATTGACGTCAGGAGAGACTAATGGATATAGTAGCCCTAATAGACTCTTATGGGTTCCCTGCAGTAGCTTGTGGAGGACTTGGATACTTTATATATTTCATATGGAAGTATATAGGAGAACATATTGAGCCAGAACTAGAAACAATGCACTTTGCCCTAATTAAAGTAATAGATCAAGTAAGAATGCTAGATCAAGACTTAATTAGATTACAACAGAAAGTAAACGTGGTTTTAGAGTACCGCAGGATATCGAGAGAGAAAAATGAGAAAGATACTACTCCTTAGTTTATTACTAGCCCTGCCTGCGTTTGCAGACGAGCTAGCACATGTATTTAAGTCCCCTTCGTTTAGTGGGATTAATGTCTCGTCTCATTACTTAACAATTGAAAATCAGGAACGTACGCGTAGAGAGGCAATTAAAGACGATATAGAGTCAGCCCTACTAGCAGCCGAGCGAGATGCTGAAAATACAACAATGGCAAAGTTTATTCGTAACTTAGAAAGCCGCATCTACGCACAGCTCTCAAAGCAGCTTGTAGAGAGCCTTTTTCGAACTTGTGAAGAGGGAGACTTAACTTGTACCACAGATACTTATGGTAGTTTTATGCTCGAAGGCAATTTAGTAACATATGAGCAAACTGCTTGCGATTCATCACAATGGGCATGCACCCAAGGAGAGGACGTTATTGTTATGACTATCGTAGATGCAGACGGTAGTGAGACAGTTATCGTTATCCCGATAGGAGCAGGATCCGGTGCGCCTTAGTATAATCTTAGCCCTACTTTTATCCGGCTGTGCACATTATCCCTCTATGACGGATTCTTGCGAGGCAGCAGTTATGAAAGTACTAGGAGAGTGCATAGAAGAGCCAGTCGTTGAAAGACTACCCACATATCAGAAATTATTTGACTTACCGCCTCCAGATAAACAGCCTATTGTAGCCGTTTACAAATTTGATGATCTAACAGGTCAGCGCAAACAGAAAGGTAATGCAGCTATGTTTTCTACTGCTGTATCACAGGGTTCTGCAACTATGTTAATAGATGCTCTCCGGTCGGCAGGTAATGGTTCATGGTTCCGTGTAGTAGAAAGAATTGGAATAGATAACTTGACTCGTGAGCGACAAATTGTTCGATCTACACGAGAACAGTATAAAGACAAGAAAGGCCTTACACCCATGCTCTTCGCTGGGATGATCTTGGAGGGAGGTGTCATTGGATTTGACACTAATATAGAGACAGGAGGTCAAGGAGCAAGAACTTTAGGTATAGGTTTCTCTCAGCAATATCGAAGAGATGTCGTGACTGTTCACTTACGTGCTGTTAGCACTTTAACTGGTGAAATCTTACTTAATGTACAAGCGTCAAAAACAATACTCTCGGTAGCAAAGGGATACGATGTTTTTAAGTTCATTGATATGGATACCCAACTTGTAGAAATTGAGGACGGTATGACAGAGAATGAATCAGTAACAAGATCACTTCGGTCTTGTATTGAAGCAGCAGTACTAGAAATAATATACCAAGGGCATGATCTAAGCTATTGGGTAATTAAGGATGGCCATCGTCACCCCCATCAAATACATGGGAATAACATTAGTCATCAAGCAGAGGTAAATGGAGAAGAAAATGAAGACAGCAATTAAGGTTGTTGCCATAGGAGCATTACTACTTCCAGCAACAGGATGGACAGTAGGAGCAACAGATAATGAGATTATGTTAGATCAAGCCGGTGACACACTAACCCTTACTATTGATCAGGTTGGTTATGGTAATAAAATAGGGGGAAGCATAACAAGTGGAACCGTAGCATCCGACTGGATACTAACAGGTAGTAGCGTGACAATGGATATTGATATGTTGGGTAACTTGAACCAAATCTTTGGTCCAACGTTATTTGATTCCACAGACGTAGATCTGAGTATGACAGGTAGTTCAAACATCTGGGACTGGAACGTAGGGGCAGGAGGTAGTGCCGATAGTTCAACAGTAGATGTTGCGATAACTGGCAGCTCTAACACGTTTGATATAGATTGGGGTGCAGCAGCATCTTCCGAGCGACTAAACTGGGACTTAGACTTAACAGGCTCTTCAAATGTATGGGATATTAATATAGATGCAGATGATGTAGTGTGGGACGTTGATGTTATTGGCAGCTCAAACAACTTTGCAACAACACAACTAGATGGAGCTTATAACTCGCTAACTATGGAGTACATTGGCTCAAGCGGTGATATTGATATACTACAAAGCTCGGGAACGTGCGGTGGCAGCATATCCAGCTGTTACGGAGTGATAAATGCAGATTTCGACAGTGAGAACGCGGTTGTTGACATTAAGCAAAAAGATACTACTGACTAGTGTATTCCTTATGTATTCTTCTTCGTTGCAGGCGGAATTCGTAGGGGATATCGGCGGTGTAACTGAACATACCGGTAGTGGGGGAATAAATCGTGATGGCGATCTTATTTCTACCGCTGTAGGTGTGGGAGTTATGCAGATGGATGCAGTATCAACCGTTAATGGAAGAATGCTGCTGACTTTTCTAGATGACTCTGTAGTACGGATGACGGAACATACAGATATAGTATTAACAACGTATTACTACGATCCTAGCGATAAAGCTAAGAGCAAGATGACAATGAGCTTCGTTGCAGGAACTGCAAGGTTTGCAACGGGCAGACTTGGACTAGTACCAAAAGAGAATATAGCTATAGTAACTCCTACCGCAACAATAGGCGTACGAGGAACTGACTTTACCACTACTGTAGATGAGTTAGGTAGAACCCTAGTAATATTACTACCAGAAACAGAATGTACAATTGACGGAGACTGCAGCCCTTCAGGGGAAATTACCGTTACAAATGAAGGAGGGATTGTCGTCCTCAGTGAAGCGTATCAAGCAACTATGGTTTCTAATCTTGGCACTTCGCCTACAGTTCCTACAAGACTAGATAATATTACTTTGAACATGATTGATAATATGTTTATTGTAAGTCCTCCTAAGCAGGTAGAGGAAGCTGTAGAAGAGCAGGCCACACAAAACGATAACCAGAACAGTATACTAGATTTTACAGAATTAGATACTGATTACTTAGCAGATGATTTTTTAGCAGAAGACGACTTAGAGTATAACGAGTTAGACAGGGACTTACTCGATGTGGACTTCTTACAAGATGTTTTAGTAGCAATTGAGGAGATAGACATTTTAAAACGATCTACTTCTTCAGCCCAGGGCAGCACCCTATTTACAGGCACAAAGATCGGTTTTGACAAAACTACACAGTTTAGCAGTATAATTGACAATGGTTCAGGTCAAATATGGTTCTATAGAGATGTTAATGGTGTCATCTCAGCTAGAATCCCCATTACTTCAAACACCACACTGGATACTACAAATGAAGGGAAAAGAAACGTTATTACTGTTGGCGACGGTCAGTCTGTTGTTATCATTATCAACCAAAGCGGAGGATAATATAATTAACTTAGATCAGTCTGGCGAGGATCTAACTCTGCATATTGAGCAGGTTGGGCACAACAATGAAATATTACTATACAGTTCTGACTCTAAGATCACGGGAGACGATGTCTCTATACACCTACATCAGCATAATGCTAGTAGCAGTGCGAGTACAAACACTATTAAGCTTTGGCACCTATATGGTGATGATAATGCAATACGCTGGGGACAAGGTGCAGCATTAAC